CTATTCACAGAGTCCCACGTAAACGCGCCGGAAGGGTGATTAAATACCTCTGTATTGAACGTGATAACCTGCGCAGTGTCAGACGTTGCGCACTGCTGAAAACCCTCAACGGTTTCATTTCGATGGGCCAGCCTAAAAACGTGAGCGGCTTGCAACTCTTCAATCTCCGTCTTTGCAGCCGCGAAGTTAGCGCGAACGCCTGAAGTCGTGGGACTACCCAAAGGAGGGATTGCGACATTAATATTTGATGACATTGTTAACCTCTTGTAAGTGTACCTGCTACCCATGCAGCCGCGTAGCCCGCTGGCGCTGCCATGCGACGGGTAGCATAGACTTTGAAATGCGAAATAACTCCCATTTGGCGCACTGAAATAGAACTAACCTCGTAAGCGTAGCCACGCCACACGATCAAGTCAGGCTGTAGGCCCGTAGCCTCGCCGCCTTCCTGTAATGGCGTGTCGGTATAGACTTTTATCATATCGCTAATGCGACGGCCTTCAGGGGCTGTAATCAGGTCTTGCTCAGTGGCGGGTTGAATGCTTGCTGTGATTGGCAAGACACTACGCACGCCAGGCACAAATACACCGCTGACATAAGCTCCAGCGGCTTCGTGAAGCACATCGAATGGTTTACGAAAGCTCATTTTCGGATTAGGTGTTTAATCGAATTAACCATAGCGCCCGTGTCAACCAAAGTTTTGTAGCTGTTTTTCTTAGCCTTGATCGTGCTATCTGCCAGCTTAGGCAAAAAGTCACGTCCAGTAATGGTTTTCTGAATATCCTGTTCAGCCTTTAGGCCAAGCGTAGTAACCATTCTCGCAAATGCTAACTGCCCCATTTGCTTTACGATCTTTTCCATGTACCTGATATAACCCTGTTTGTTTTCGTCAAATGCCGTTCGCATGAATGGCCTTGACGGTATTTTATCAGTTCCATATTCATTGGCAGCAGCATATTCAGCGATGCTGAAGCCTTCAGCGTTTTTTGAACCATCAAGAACTCCAACAATCAATTCAGCCTTGTGAGCATTTTTAAACTCGGCCATGATCTTTCTCATGCCTAAGTCCTTATCCATGACGTAACGAGTTGCCATTTAAACAGGGTTAATCACATCAAACATGCGAGTCAGCACAGCGCATCCACCAAGCCCCGTAGCAGCGCCTAAACGCAGCAATTGAGCCATGTAAATGTCAGTAGCTGCGCCTGTCTTTGGGGCCGAGTAATGACGCTCTAAATCACCTTCTTTTTCACGAATCAAAGCGCCGCCAGTTACACCACTTGCGCTATTCTTTGACGCCAGCATTAGAGATGCAGCCTGATAGGCGGTTGCCAATTCAGGATTCACATAAGCCGCCGCATTTACAAATGATGCAGCCATATCGAGATACAAGCCAACCGTTAATTCTGATTCGCTTGCAAACTCAGGCGCTATTAATCTAAAGTATTCAAGCGAAGTAATCATAAATATTCAAGTTGGTTATATTCAATTGTAAATGAAAGCCGTTTTTAGGTGGCTTTCTTTTCTTTGTGCTGAGGGGATTAGATTATTTGCTTCAACTTGGACGACAGGCACTGTGCAATGTAGGCATATCCCGCATTTGATAAATGGATTCTCCATCCCACGGTGTCAGTCGTTGCCCACATAGGTAATGTTTCAGTGCGCTCGAAAGTAGCTAGAGAATAATCCGGTAAAGCAAATGGGCTACCAGACGCGCGAACATCGACATAAGCATCTGCCCCATAGGTTGTTGGCGATGCTGAAAGACTTTCGTTAAAGGTAACAAGGTGCGCGTTCAATACATCAATGTCGGCCCAATACGCGCCCGTTTGATAACGCGGTATGGTCCCAATAACGACAACTTTATCCCAAGCATTCGCAAGCCGCCTGGCTGCGATGTAGTCCGACATGTCTTGTAATGCCTGCGCTGCTGTTCTGTTTATGACAATAGAGTTTGTACCCTCCCACAGTAGCAGAATGTTTTTCCTTCCAGCGACAAACGCCGCATCAATATCTGCAGATGACCCACCGTCAAAACCATTCATCATTCGCGCCGTCTGACCGCCAACACCCAAGTTGATGATCGGAGTTGTTCCGTTCAGTGGACTGAGTTTTGCTGCCTGCGTTGTCAAAGTAAGGCCAGCCGTTGACCCAGCACCCGCAACAAGTGAGTTTCCGTCCATCACATAGTTGTGAGAGGCGTAAAGGCTGGCCTCGCTGCCGAATGAGCTAAGGCCAGCTAGTGACCCTGTGTTTGTCATATTGACCAGGCAGTACCTTGGCCCAGAAGCAACCCCGGTCCATGTATACGCAACCGAATAACTAACGCCATTATTCTTACTGACTTCTGCAAAGATGCTTGTTCCAGCAACACGGATTCGCACAAAATCGCCCGCTTGTGGCGCAATTGCCAGCGTTGGCGCTATTGAGGCTCGGTTGTTGATGATGGTGTATTTGTTGCCAGCACCAACATCGGCATAAATTCCGAAAAATATCCCGGGAGATCCGCTGTAAAGCGAGGGAGTATTAGAGGTCGTGATCCCGATCATCGCGTTGCCAGGCGTTGCTGGCTGCACGAATTGATAGTACCCATCGGAGCCAACGGGTATCACATAGTCAACGATGCCAAAGTTTGTAAAACCCGCCCCTGTCCCGGTGTATGTGTAGCCCGCAACCGCATCTCCTGACTCAACTATCCCTGTTGATCTGACAATTCTGGCGCTTATAGACCCACCGTAAACACTCTGCCCGCTCACATAAGCACCCAGCACCGATTGCATACCAATCATGAGTTTTGACAGATTAAAGACTGGCATGATTAAGCCGCCACAATCACGTAAAGAGTGCTTGCGTCCTTGACTGCAAGAGCATCGTATTCAGCCTGAGTGAGCTTGCTGATAATACTAATCCCCCCGGTGACGGGATTAGTAACCGCCTTAACAACCCCCAACCCATCCAACTGCTCACTAAGCGACGGCTCACCGTCTGCATTAGTATCTTTTACAATACCGCGCTTGACTAGCTCGGCCATGAATACATCTCGGTTAATAGCCATTATTCAGCCTCTTTTTGTTTAGCAGGACGGCCACGGCGGGCGGCGGGTGAGTCTTCGGATTCTTTTTCGGTGGGGGTGATGATTACCATGTCGCCAGAGTCAATAGCCGGTTGAATGCTATCGATGGCAACTTTTTCAGTCAATTCAAATGTTTCAAGCGGCGCATAAATCTTACCCATGAGGCCATAAGCGCGGGCCGATACGTTTTTCAGTTTCATTATTCAACTCCTTGTAATTTCGTGCATTTTAACAGTGAAAATGACATAGGTGTATAATAACGAAAACCCCGCAAGACGGCAATCTGTGCGGGGCTTCTAACCAAGTTATACAGGAAGGTATACAAAATGGCTGATTCGAATTCTACACGAGATTTTTATGTTTACGCTCATTTTCGGGCGACTGATGGCAGTTGCTTTTATATTGGGAAAGGCAATGGTCGTCGCGCATTTGCAACTCAAGGTAGATCAAAATACTGGAAAAACATCGTAGCAAAGCACGGCTACTCTTGGAAATATGCATAAAAAAAGGGGCCGTTAAGCCCCTTTTCTAATGTGTTGTTTTTACATCACACCGAATCACCAATCGCAAATGCTAACGGGTACTCAACAATGACACCCCCAAAACGGCTCTCACATGGAATCACATACTCCAATCCGTTAACCTGTGGCGAGTACTGCTTGAAGCTCATGGGAATTTCAAGTTGCATATTGTCGATAGAGAACTCACCGGCAACAATGCGATCCAGACCACCGCCGAAAGCATCCAACTCAATTACAGGCTTGAAGGTCACGCCTGGGTTATTCAAGGTCACGAATTGCAGAATGGTAGTGTCAGAAGCCGTGCTGTTTTGAGTGCTTGCGATCAGTGTGTACTGCTCCAAAGGCATCAAAACCATGTTGGCACGGTGAATTCCACGCGACTGGGTAGTCACTTGGTTGATCACGCCATTGATGTCGCGCACGATCTTGTCAGCGCTTTTTGCAGTCCACAGCTTGCTCGAAGATGTGCCGTCAGCGGGGACGGTGTAAGCTGGAATGTTTGCGTTGGTCATGAAACCAGGCAAGCCATTCTCGGTGTCGCCACCCCAAGCCAAACGATTGATCATTTCTTCGTGGGCGCGTTGTGCGGCACGCATTTTCTTTTCAGACAGCGACACGCCAGCGAACTGGGCACTGCGAATCTCCTGAACTGAAAATCCATATGCGATACCAATGCCGCGAATGGGGCTGGTGAACTCTTTGCCAGACACATCGGCGCGTGGCAAATCTGTCGCGTAATTGGCGATGATCTTGGCAACACCAACGGAATCGTACTGTCGGTAGGTAATGGTCGTCGCGCCTTCAGGGGTTGCAGTGGAAACCGGGAAGATCTCCAAGGCATTCAGCTTGGCACGCTTGACATCGTAAGACTGAGCCTTAATCGACTCAAGCTGGCGACTGAAAAACAAACTCTCGTTTGCGTCGAATCGGCCCGAAGCCTCAATGGCGCGAAGGTCGTTTGCGTCGTAGTTCATGTTTTTGTTAGGCATGATTATTTGAT